ATGGAGGGCGTTTCGAAATGGCCGAGGCCCCGAAGAACGTGAAGACCCGCGTCACGGGCGAGGGGCGGCTCCAGATCAACACGGTCGGGCTCTCCGTCGTGATGGGGGTGACGGTGCAGTGCCTGGCGCAGTGGAAGGCGACGGGCTGTCCGCAGGTGGAGCGGGGCTGGTGGGACCTGCGGGAGGTGATCGAATGGAAACTGCGGAAGAACCTCGACACGGAGGACTTCGACGCCGAGGAGATCGGCCGCCGGTCGCTGATCGCCGACACGCGGTGGAAGGAGGAGCGGGCGGCGAAGCAGGCCATCGAGACGGCGATGCTCACCGGGGCGGTCATCACGAGGGAGGAGGTCGCCCTGGCGTGGGCCTCCCGGGCGGTGGAGGTGCGGACGCGGCTGGCCTCCCTCCCGCGGCGGCTCTGCCGGGACCTGGTGGGGCAGGACGAAGAGGGGATCCGGCGGAGGATCGCCGAAGAAGTGAGGCTGATCTGCGATGGGTACGCCCGAGACGGGGAGCACTGTCCGGTGGACGCCGGAGGAGAGGGCGGCCTGGGCGCTGCCGGAGGACCTGACGGTCTCGGAGCACGCGGACAAGTACCGGGTACTCGGAAGCGAGGCCGCCGTCCCCGGCCCCTGGCGGACTGACCGGACGCCCTACCTCCGGGAGATCATGGACCACTTCGGGGAGGACGGGGGACCCGAGGAGGTCGTCATCTGCACGGGGACGCAGGTCGGGAAGTCGGAGGTCCTGCTGAACTGCCTGCTCTACGTCATCGCTCAGGATCCTTCCCCGACGATGATGGTCATCCCCCGGGCGGAGGACGGCGACTGGTACGCGGGCAACCGCGTGCGCCCGATGGTCGCGAAGTGCCCTCGGGCGGCGGAGCGGTGGGACGAGCGGCGGGGGTCGAAGCTGGAGTGGCAGTTCTGGGGGATGAGCTTCACGTTGTCGGGGGCGAACTCGGCGGCCTCGCTGGCCAGCAAGCCCATCCGGTTCCTCTTCTTGGACGAGACGGACAAGTACCCGCCCTACCTCGGCGACGAGGGGGACCCGATATCGCTGGCCCGAGAGCGCCTCAAGAGCTTCGCGGGGATCAGCAAGTGCGTCATGAGCTCCACGCCGACCCTGGAGAGCGGCAACATCTGGCGTCATTTCCAGGCGTCGGACGTGCAACGGCGCTACCGTGTCCCCTGCCCACACTGCGGGGAGATGCAAGAGCTCCGGTGGGACCGCGTCCGCTGGCCCGAGGCGCTCACGGAGGCCTACCGGACCGCCCGGGGGGACGAGGGGAAGACCCGGGTCATCACCCAGCGGGTGCGGGGAGAGACCTGGTACGAGTGCGCCCGCTGCGGCGCCCGCATCGAGGACCGTCCCGAAGTCCGGAGGGAGATGCTCGCGCGGGGGCGATGGGGGGACGTCTCCCCCCCGCAGGGCCCCGTCCGGAGGGTCGGATACCACCTCTCCTCCCTGTATTCCCCCTGGCTCGCCTGGGGGGACTGCGCGGCCGAGTTCCTCGGGTCGAAGGACCACCCGGAAAAGCTGAGGAACTTCCTCAATTCCTGGCTCGCCGAGCCCTGGGTGGACGTGTCGTCCCGGCGGGACGTCGAGGACGTGCTCCGGCGCGTCGGGGGGAACGCCCGGGGGGAAGTCCCCCGGGAGGCGCAGATCCTCACCGCCGGAGTGGACGTGCAGCAGGACCACCTCTGGTGGACCGTTCGGGCGTGGGGGCCCGGGGCCGCCTCCTGGCTGGTCGACTACGGTCGGGCGGAGACCTGGGCCGACGTGGAGGACGTCATCGTGCGGCGGCACTACGGGGAGCACCAGGTCAACCTCGCCCTCCTGGACTCGGGCTACCGCACCGACGAGGTCTACCAGTTCTGCTCGCAGCACCCGGAGATCTGCCGCCCCTGCAAGGGGGCCTCGACGACGCAGCGGGCGCCCACGGTCATCTCCTCCGTGGACCGGGGGCGTTTCGGCCTGCTGAAGCTGGTCATCGTGGACACGATCTATTTCAAGGATTTCATCTCAGGGCGACTGAGCCGCCGCCCGGGGGACGCCGGGGCATGGACGGTCTGCGGGGACTGCCCCATGGAGTATGCGGCCCACATCTGCTCGGAGCGCCGCGTCCGGTACCAGGACCGGCGGACGGGGCGATGGGTCGAGGAGTGGCAGCCCACGGCGAGCCATCCGGAGAACCATCTCTGGGACTGCGAGGTCTACGCGGCCGCGGCGGCGGACCTGCTGGGCGTCCGGTACCTCGTGGGGGACCCGGACGAGGCCCCCGAGCGGGTGCAGGCGCCCCGGGTCGCCGCCCCGTCGGCCCCTGAGCACAGCTCGGCGGGAGAACGGGCGCCCCGTCGCCCCTGGATCGACCGGAGGCGATGGGGGCGGTAGAGGGCGAAGACGGACGAGAGCGACGGGGCATCCCGAGAGGGGTGCCCCGTCGCGTTTTCGGAGGAAGAGGAGGAGAGGATCCCGTGGGGGAGACGATGACCCGGTACCACTACAGCATTCTCCTGGAGGACGAGATGCGGCAGGACCGGTACGGCCGGCCGCCGCGCTTCCGGACGAACGGGATCGTGGCGGCGCGGAGTCAGGAGGAGGNNCGGTGAGTTCTATCCGAGGGGAACCCCGAGCGCTTTCCCGGGGCCTGCGGCGCCGCCCCGACCGACAGGGTGGATGCGACGGCGGCCGCCGCCCCGGGACCCATACGGACGGAAAGGAGGGATGCCCATGCGCACGCCGGAGGATCGGCTGGAGAGCGTCGATGCCGCGATCCAGGCGATCGAGGAGGGGGGGCAGTCCTACACGATCAACGGCCTGACCTATACCCGCGCCGATCTGGAGACGCTCTACGCGCAGCACGAGGCGCTGCGGGCGGAGGTGGCCCGGCGGAGCTACGGGGACCGGGTGCTGGTGCGATGGGCGCGCCGCTGAACCTCCTGGATCGGGCCATCGCCTACGTCTCCCCCCGCTGGGCGGCGCGGCGGGAGGGCTGGCGGAGCATCCTCTCGGGGCGGCGCAACTGGGACGCCGCTCGGCTGGACCGGCTGGGGGAGGGGTGGATCCCCCAGAACCGGACACCCGAGGAGACGGACGCCCACTACCGGGACCGGATCCGGGCGCGCGCCCGGGATCTGGAGCGGAACAACGACATCGCGCAGGCGGCCGTGGGGGCGCTGTTGCGGAACGTGGTCGGCTGCGGGATCCGGCCCCAGGCCCGCATCCGCGCGCGGGGCGGGCGGGACCGGGAGGGCCTGAACGAGGCCATCGAGGACCTCTGGCGGGAGTGGGCGGAGACGGCCGCCTGCGACGTAACGAGGGGGCAGACCTTCAGCGAGCTCCAACAGCTGATCCTCCGGCGGCAGGTGGTGGACGGGGAGGTCCTGGTGCTCCCCTCCTACGATCCGACGGCCCGGCCGGTGCCGCTGAGCCTCCAGGTGCTGGAGGTGGACGTGCTGGACTCCCTCCAGTTCGAGTACGGGGGGCGCAAGATCCACTCCGGCGTGGAGGTGGACGACTACTGGCGGCCTCGGGCCTACTGGGTCCGCCCGGATCCCCTGCGGGCCCCCTACCGGGTCGAGGCGGAGCGGGTGATTCACCTGTTCGGCCGCCGCCGCCCCCAGCAGATCCGGGGGGTGTCGGAGCTGGCGGGGGTGCTGATGCGCATCCGGGACGCGGGGGAGTACATCGACTCCGAGCTGGTGGCCGCCCGCGTGGCCGCCTGTTTCTCCGGCTACGTCGTGACCAAGGACCCCTCGGCCTTCCTGGGGCGCCGCCCCGAGCGGGACGGGGACCGGCTGGAGACCATGGAGCCGGGGATCTTCCAGTACCTGGCGCCCGGGGAGGAGCCCGTGTTCGGCACTCCCGGCCGCCCGAACAGCAAGGCCGGGGAGTTCGTCACGCTTCAGCAGCGGCTCGCCGGGGCGGGGATGGGGATGAGCTACGAGCTCATGTCCCGGGACATGTCCCAGGTGAACTACTCCTCGGCGCGGCAGGCGCACCTGGAGGACCGGCGGCTCTTCGAGCCCCTCCAGCAATTCCTGATCGCCCACTTCTGCCGCCCCGTCTGGGCGGCCTTCGTCGACGCGGCGGTGCTGGCGGGGAAGCTGAAGATCCCCGACTACGAGCGGAACCGGGAGCGCTACCTCCGGGCGAACTGGGTCGCGCCCGGCTGGAGCTGGATCGACCCGCTCAAGGAGGCCCAGGCCTACGACCTGCTGCTCTCGCGGGGGCTCACCACCCTGGAGGAGCTGGCGGCCGGGCGGGGCCGGGACTGGGCGGAGCTGCTGGAGCAGCGGAAGCGCGAGAGGGACTACGAGGTCGAGCTGGGGCTCGACCTGAGCGGGCAACAGCCCGAGGGAGGCGAGGACGACGGCGACGACGAGGGAGACGAACCGGACGAGTCGGAGGGCTGACCCGGGGAAGATCTACTACCGGGAGCTGGCGCTGGAGAGGTCCGCCGCGGACGAATCGTCCCGCACGGCGGACCTCTCCTTTTCGTCCGAGGAGCCGGTGGTGCAGGGGGGGGACCGGGAGATCCTGGTCCACGACGCGGACGCGGTGGACCTGGGGCGGCTGCGGGCGCTGGGCGTGACGCTGTGGAACCACGACTCGGACGTCCCCATCGGGCGGCTGGAGGACGTGACCCTCGACGCGGGGGCGCGGCGGTGCCGGGCGACGGTGCGGTTCGACGACGACGATGCGTCGGACCGGATCTGGCGGAAGGTCCTGTCGGGCACCCTGCGGGGCGTCTCGGTGGGCTATCGGGTCTCGGTCTGGGAGCACGTGGAGGCGGGGGCGCGGAGCGCAGACGGGCGCTTCGAGGGCGATTGCTGGCTCGCGCGGCGCTGGGAGCCCCTGGAGGTCTCCATCGTCTCCGTCCCGGCGGACGCGACGGTCGGAGTGGGTCGGTCCCTCGGGGCCGCGAAGGACGACGAAGGAGGGCGAAGGATGAACGAGGACGAGATCCGGACGCTGGTGGCGCAGGCCGTGGCGG